TAAAGGATTTTTACATAATGGCGACATTCACAATAGATTTACTTACAGGTAAGGTTTTTCTTTTCAACAAAGATTTCACAGGTTCAGGTTCAACTGGAGGTGGTGGTTCGAGTGGTGGTACTACTGATGGTGTAGTTTCTGGAGGTACGTTATCTGGTAGTGATTTAATATTGGGTAGAACTGAAGGTCTTCCAGATGTTATTATATCACTTTCAGGTCTAACAAGTAATATTGATGCAATTTCTGCATCTACTGATCAAAATACAGCAGATATTGTTACTATATCGGGAACTGCGGATCAAAATGCATCTGATATAATTTTCTTATCTGGTCAAACCGATCTAAAATCAAATATTAGTGATTTTAATAATTACACTGGTGATACACAGCCAATAATCGATGCTGCATTAACTGGTGCATCAAATGGATTATCACTAAGTGGTAGAAATGTATTGTTAGGTGGTGATTTAACTCAAAACACAACAATAAATGGTGCTGGATTTAATAAATCAATAACAGGATTAAATCAATTCAATTTAGGATTTAGTGGTATATCAACCATTACTGATTCAGGAACGAATGGTGGATTAAGATATGCTGCTGATTATTCAGATAATTTTAATCTTAGATCATTAGTTGATAAAGCATATGTTGATTCTGTTGCTTCTGGTTTAGATATAAAAGAATCTGTAAGATTAGCAACAACAACAGGTGAAACTAATATTGATTTAACTGGAGGTACATTCGGTGGTAGTATTGATGGTGTTATATTAGATGATGGTAATAGAGTATTAATTAAAAATCAAGATACTAATCCAGAACAAAATGGTATATATGTATTTGATGATGTAGCAGATACCTTTACTAGAAGTGAAGATGCTAATGAAGATGCAGAAGTAACATCAGGATTATTTACTTTTGTTGAAGAAGGTACAGATAATGCTAATAGTGGATATGTATTAAGTACTGCAAATCCAATTACTGTAGGTACTAGTGCATTACAATTTACAAGATTTAGTGCTGCAGGTAGTTTTACTGCTGGGGTTGGTTTATTATTATCTAATGGGGAATTCTCATTAGATGGTGCTGGTATATCAGGCGATTTCTTAGAATGGACAGGGACTCAATTAAACGTAACTGGTCTTACTTCAACAGTTGATTTTAATGCTTACACTGCAACAACACAAAGTACATTGGATAATAAGGTCGATGTTTCATTATTCAATTCATATACTGGTGATACCCAGACAGCACTAGATGGCAAAGTTGACGATGGTACATTTACTGGATATACTGCATCAACAGATACTAGATTAAATGGTGTTGAGAGTGATATAAATGAGTTATCTGGAAGTACTGTTAGTAATGATACATTTACTGGATATACTGCATCAACAGATACTAGATTAAATGGTGTTGAGAGTGATATTACATTTATTTCGGGTGTCACTGATACCAAGTTAGATGAATCAATATTTAATACATATACTGGTACTAGTTCAGTAGATGAAATACAATTAGTACACACGGGTATAACAGAAGTGAATAATATTACACCGACAGCACTAACATGGGATGTAGCACAATATAGTGGTTCATCTTATAATTATAGTGGTGGTAGTATTGTCACAATTCAAGAAACAGGTGATTATATTATTTCATATAACATTGCAGTAAGAAATGGTAGTAATGCTAACAAATCACTAGGTGCTAATTTAATACTAGATAATGCAACTGTGATTGATGAAACAGGTTCTGCTACATCAATAGTACAAGGTACTGGTAATGCAAGTATTTTAGTATTGGCTAGTGCGAAGGTATCTTTTGTTGCTGGTGATAATTTAGAATTGGCTGTATTTAGAAATGGGAATTCTGGTGATGTTAATACAGTAGAAAATACTTCTACTCTTAGAATTGCCAAAGATAGCACATTACAATAAAAATGAAACTTATATATAATATATGGCACTTGAATATTTTCTTTATAGAACCGATTTTAATAACACGTTAATTGATAGAAACGTGAATGCTTTCACGTTAGGTGCTAATGAGGGACAGATTCAAATAGATTTCTTAATACCACGTGGACAGTCACTACCTTTATATAGAGAGTCTGGTGGTACTATTGTAGAAAATAGTCAGACTACTATAAATTCATATTTTGAATCAATAAATAGTATTAGTGAGAATACTTCAGTAGAATATTCTGCATTTACTGGGTTTACTACAACTAACTTAAATAGTGTAAATGCAGCAAGTAATGGTGGTGTGTTATTTGGACTAGGACTTAGTATTAATACTGGTAATACAACACAATATATTGTTGCTTCAGGTGCTGCACAAATTATTAATTATACTAGAAATAGTGGTAATGTTAATAAGACAGTTGTTCAATATAGTGGGGGTACATTTACTCCTACTGGTTTAACATCTGAAACAATCACATATGTTGCTTTAACAACAGGTGGTACGATAATCGAACAATCAACTAGATTCACCTCAGAAGAAAAAACTTCAATTAATGAATTAGGTACTATATCACATCCAAATCTAACGAACATTGCATTTGTATTCTCAAGACCAGAAGTGCCATATGATCCAGTATCAACAATAGTTGATTTTCAAGACTTTATACGCATAGGTAAATTCAATCAAGAGGATTTTAATATTATACCATCAGCAGGTACATTGTCTTTTACTACAACAGAAGGTACTTTATATCGTAGAGGTGGTAATTTTAGTAATAATTATGAGTCTCCTGATGTTACTACTATATCACGTAAAGAACCACAAAATTTTCAATATATTAATCGATTTGGTGTCGTAGTGGATAGTGGATTTACTAACACCCTAATACCTAATCAATATGAAGATAGTGGTGGTAATGTATTAACCATCACTGGTAGTAATAATCAAGCTTTAATAACAAGATTATGGTTGGTGGAATCTGGTCGTGTTTTTGCTCAAAGAGGTCAACAAGTATTTAGTACTTTAACTAATGCAGTTGCAAATATAATTGAAGAACGAAAAGAATATGAAACCCCCAATTCATTAATCGATACTGGTTTATTAATAGGTGAAGTGGTACATAGAGCATCTGCAATAGATTTAAGTAATCCTAGAGATGGGTTTATAGTGCCAACAGATAAACTAGGTAATGCTTTTGGTGGTAGTGTTGATGCATTCTATCAAGAAGATAATATTGAAGTTATTAAAACAAAATCGTCTTTTCCAACACCAGATATTAACGATGATATTTTATTGCAAGCAGATACTGTTTATAGAATAAATGGTACGATAAATTTAGGGACATCTAGATTAGTATTTTCAGATAATACAGAATTTATTGGTTTAAATACTGCCACAGATATAATTCTTGGTAGTAACCCTAATGCTATGATGGTTGGTACTGGCAATACTGTTGGAATAGATAGTATTACTTTTTTAAATTTTAATACAGGTGGTACTATATTTGATTTTATTGGTGGTAGTGAAGAAAATCTAATAATTAATAGAGCTATTTTCATTAATTCTGGTGTCGGTAGAATAAGTGATTTTGATTTAACATTAATAACGAATTGTAAGTTTGATAATATAGCATCACCACTAGTATTTAGTGATAATTCGTTATTAACAACTAAACTAGCACTTAATAATTTATTATTTGAAAAGAATATTACTAGCAGTGGTAGTTATATTGTTATAGATACAGGGTCTTATAATGCTATAAACATAAATAATTCATTTTTTCAAATGAAATCAGGTATCACAGGTATTACTGTAAATTCAGGTGTTACAGTACAATCTGGTAAGATATCTGAAAATGAGTTTATATCATCAGGTGCAACAACATTAGGTTCTCCTATTGTTGGGGTAAGTAATGAGACTCCTAAATGGGTTTTAAATAATAATGTTGGTCTTGGTCAAGGTACATTAACAACTTCAAACTTCTCATTTTTAAGAACATTAAATAATACTACATTAACAACAATTAATAGTACTGCTACTTATGTTAAAGCTCAATTTAGTAATGCTACAGATTCTTCTAGTGTTAATTTTATATTGACAAATAATAGAACTACATATGATGGAGATACAGATCAAACTTTATTTGTTTTTATATTAAATGGTGATATTACCTCAACTAATAATGGTCAAACATTAAGAGTTGCAGTGTATAAAAATGGAACTCAAAATATTGTAGAACAGGAAGTATCAGTTGTTACTGGTGACGTAAAATACCCATATGGTTTGAATGGTATTGTTACATTGAATATTGGTGATTTCCTTGAAGTATTTGTTAGAAATACTACACAGACTAGAGACATAAGATTAACAAACACTCAATTTAGGTTAAGCCTACCATAATGAAAGTAATTAAATACATATCAGGAAATACATATAACAATAGAAATGATATAATTGATAATTATGAAATTGTTTCAGATAATTATGATATTATAAACAATAATATGAAAGATGTTACAAGTAGAAATACTTTATCTGTTTTTCATTCTATAGGTAAAATATCATATAGAGTATTTAGAGAATCATTAATTAGTAATGTATTACCAAATTGGAATAATTTAAGCTATGAAGATAAAGAAGATTTAATATATGATAGGGTATATCCTTCAAATCTTACGGAGGAAGAGATTATTAATTTTGTAAGTTCTGAAGATGAATGGAATACTATAAAAAATACTAAAACTGAGTTTGAGTATATTAATGATGTGGAGAAAAAGGTTGAAAATAATTTTTATTATGAATCTAATGAGATTGAAAACACCAACTCAACTTCATATCAAACATATTATGATATTAACTATGATTTTAGTGGTGTATTATATGAGATAGAGTTTAATGTAATACATGCATGTGACGATAAGAAAGATGGTTCTATGGTGAGATTTTTAATAAACGATGTTCTTATTGGGACTGAAGTTTATGGTAATTCAGAAAATAGATTATCAAGTGATTATATTCTATCTGCAAAAACTCTAGGTGAGAACACAAGTATAAGAGTGGAGTTTAAATCAGAAAAGAAAGGTACTTCATATATAAAATATAGTTCAATTTTAATTAAACAAATATAATGAAATTATTAGCATATAACGTAAGTGGTAACACAGTAGGTATAGATATCCAAAAATGGAATTCTAATGATTTAGGTAATAATAATCCATTCGAAATAGTATATGATGATATAATATTAAATGGTTATGATGATATAACATCGATAGAGAATTGGGATGAAATAGGTGTAAATTATGTTGCTGATTATGGTGCTGCTAAATTTGCAATTAATACTATTTTTATTGAAAAATCATGGACTGGTTTAACTAATATTGAAAAAGATATATGTATAAAGTATTATGTATATCCATCAGAAATGGATGCTGCAATACACTTAATGATGACTAAAGGATATAGTCAAGGTCAAGCTGCAGAACATTTAATTAAAGCATGGCATGTACATCACTTAAATTTTATTAAATCATGTAGAGATAGATGGAACTATGTAAAATATGTTGTTCTATTATACCTGAATAGAGGTGATGCTGAGAACTTATTTTTTAGTGTGAGAGAGCTTATCGATTATTATGTTGAAATAGGTATTTTAGGTACTGAGTATGAACAATCAGTTGATGGTATAATGGACTATGTATACTCAACTAGTGGCTATGTTGCTTCAGGTTTAGAAGAATCAGGATATGTTTTGAAAAAGGGAACATGGGTTGAGTTTAAAAATGAATTAAAAAAAGTATTTGTTTATGGTGAGTACTTGAAGTATGATGAATAAGTATTTATAGGTATGAGCACTACATTTAGAAACAACAATATTTTCGTAAAACAGCATTCAACACTTCCTGAAGTTAAATTTGCACTAACAGATCGTATGAGAGCAAAATATGATATTACCGATGAGATGATGGAGTCCGTAGCGGTTACATTTTCAATGAGAGATGCCGAGACAGGCGTTTATCATGTGGCTAATGATGGTGGTAAATTATTGGTTACTGAAGGTGAATACGTAAATTTAGATGAATCAAAATATACACTAGCGTATCGATTCAAAGAACATCAAACAAGAAAGGCTGGGAGATATCTAGCTGAATTCAAAGTAGATTTCTTTGGTGACTATTGTGGTAAAATTACATTACCTACCGATAGTAATATCAATATCATTATTGGTGAATCTTCTACAAAAACTACTGTAGTCTAAAAACTTTACTCTTTATTTTATTTTCACTATATTTGTTTCATAACAAAAAATATGGTGGATACTAATAAGTTCATAGTAAAATGTAGAAGACCATCTTCTAGAGCTAAAAAATATGATCTTCATTTCGATTTCAATAAAGAAATGATAGATTGTATTAAATTGCTTGATTCTAAAAATCGTAGCTATAAGGATAGAGTTTGGTCTTTAAATGTAAAAGGTCTATTTGAATTAATTTCAATGTTTAGAGGATCGGATAAAGTTCATTTTGACTTTGGATCAGATGAAGAGAAAGAACGTATCAAAGATCAGTTTGATAAAGTAATTCAAGAGAAGAGAGAGACCGAAAGAAAAACAAGAGAGCTTATTAAGAACAAGAAGTTCTGGATGGAAATGAAATCCGAATATGAGGAAAACTTTGAAAAATATTCAGACAAAGCACATGCTGGTCTACTTGACCATATCAAACTATATCCACATCAAATTGTTGGAATTTTATTCCTAAAAGAAGTGAAAAATGCATTATTGGCATTAGATATGGGTACTGGTAAAAGCATTATTAGTATAGGTTATGTAGAATTAATGAAATACAAAAAAGTTTTAGTTATCACACCTAATTCTTTAAAATTCAATTACCATAATGAGGTTGTTAAATTTACCAATTCAAAATCATATATTGTTGGCTCTAATAAAAATCAATATAGTATTGAAGAATCTAAATATGTAATAGTGAATTATGACTACTTTAATTCATCTGATAAAAATCGTGCATTAAAAAAAATTGATGATTTAAAATTAGATGATATAGAAGGAGTAATATGTGACGAATGTCAAAAACTAAAAAATACTAAAAGTAATATTTATAAAAACTTTAATAAATTCATTGGTAAATTAAATATTAGTAAAGTTTTTATGAGTGGGACTCCAATGAATAGTAGAGTTTACGAATTATATACAATTTTAAATCAAATTAGTCCTATTGAATTCTCAACAAAAGAGCATTTTTTTACTCATTATTGTGGTATGAAATATAATTTAGATGGTTATGGTTGGGAAGTAGATAGTGCAATTAAATTCGATGAATTATATTCTAAAATATCACCATTTATGTATAGAAAAAGAAAAGAAGAGGTATTGGATGATTTACCAGATAAAAGTTATATTAATTTAGATGTTGAAATGACAAAAAAACAACAGAAAGAATATGATAATATTGTTAATTCAACTAAAATGGATTTTTTTGGTAATAAGCAAAATTTAAATCCTTTGGTAATATTAACCGAATTAAGAAAATATTTATCTGAAATAAAGAAAAATAGTATATATGATTTAATTAATATTATTATAGAAAATAATGATAAGGTTGTAATAATCGATGTTTATAAAAAACCATTAAATGAAATTCATGAAAAATATAAAAATATATCATTATTGCATACAGGTGATTATTCTACCGAATTAAGAGCAGATATGGTTAACAAGTTTCAAGAGAAAAGTAAAGATAAATTAATATTCTTAGGAACAGTATCAACAACTAATTATGGATTGACATTAACAGAATCAAATATTATGATTTTATTAACACTACCATATACAGTTGGTGAATATAATCAGGTTGTGGATAGAATATATAGAATTGGACAAAAAAATAATGTAATAATATATTGTCCAATAGTAAAGAGCAGTATTGATGAACATGTATTTGCAATGTTAATGTCTAAATTAGGTGAAACAACTAAGATATTAGATAATAGAGAAATTGAAATTAATTATCAACATGAAGATATTAATAGTATTATGAAAAAAATTGTATTAGATATTGAATAAATATAATGAATATATTGATAAAAAAAGTAAATTTGTTACTAGAGAAGATTGGTTAATAAAATACAATAAACCATTATATAATTTAATTACTAAAATATATAGTAATGATATACCATTTAAAGAGAAAGTATATCAATTTAGATTTAAATTAAAGAAAACTCCTATATGTAAACAAAAAAATTGTAATGAAAATGTTAAATTTTTGTCATATACTTCAGGATATAGAAATTATTGCTCAATAAAGTGTCACTCTAATTGTGATAAAATAAAATCAAATAGAAAAAAAACTAATCAAAAAAAATATGGATTTGACCATCCGATGAAATCTAAAAAAGTACAAGATAAATTAAAATTATTTTTTAATGAAAAATATGGTGTAGATAATCCATTTCAATCAGATAATATCAAATTAAAAATAAAAAAAACTAATGAAAAGAAATATGGATTTGACAATCCTAATAAGAACAAATTAATTAGAGGAAAAATAGAAAAGACTAATTTAATTAAATATGGACATAAAACCACTCTTTTAAATAATGTTGTAAATAATAAAATAAAAGAATCAAAGCTTAAAGCATATCTTTTAAAATGGTGTAAATTTTTAGGAATAACTATTGATAATATTACTGTTGATGGTGAAAATTTAATAATAAAGAATCTTTGTGAAATACATGGGGAATTTGTAATTGATAAGAAGATATTATACTCAAGAATATTTTATGATAATAAAAATTATCTTTGTACTGGATGTAATCCAGTTAATAAATTCAACTCGTTTGGTCAATTAGAAATGAGAGATTATATAATAGATTTAGGTTTCAATATTGAAGAAAATAATAGAAAGGTACTTAATGGTAAAGAAATTGATATATTAATTAAAGAAAAAAATATTGGTATTGAATATAATGGACTTTATCATCATTCAGATTTATTTAAAGCTGATGATTATCATTTCACAAAAACTAATCTAGCTGTAGATAAGAATATTGATCTAATACACATATTTGAAGATGAATGGCAGAATAAAAAAGAAACTGTAAAGTCATTAATAAAAAGTAAATTAAATATATTTGATGTTAATATTAATGCAAATGAATGTAATATTCGAAAAGTAAATAATAATTTTAGCCTTGATTTTTTTAAAGAAAACAATTTAGAATTTTTAGAAAAACCAGAATTATTATTAGGTTTATATTATAATAGTGAATTAGTTTTAATGATGAATATGAAAAAGACTTCAAGTGAGAATGAATATGAATTAGATGGATTTTGTATTAAAAATAATTATAATATTATCGGTGGTGCTAGTAAGTTATTTAGATATTTCTTAAAATTTCATAAACCAAAAAAAATAATATCATATTTGAATAGAAGATATGATAATGGTAAGACTTTTGATATATTAGGGTTCACTAAGAAGAAAATAGTTAAACCTAACTATGAGTATATTGTAAACAAAAAAAGAGAAAATAAATCTAAATTTTTAAATCATGATTATCCAAAAATATATGATTCAGGTAAAATAATGTATGTTTATGAATAAATTGTTTGAGAGTGAAACTAATCCATTGACTAGTATTTTATTGGCTGCAATGATGGAAGATGGTGAAAAACTTTTAGATGAGGAAAATATTATATATCTTTATCAGGAAATATATGATGTAGACTATCTTGATTTTGACATTGAAAGTGATAAGGAAATTGATTTCATTCAAATAAAAGCTAAAAATATAATAACTGCACTATGGTTTTGTGGTATATTTCCTAATGATAATGAAGGGATATTAGATAAGGGAAAATATAGATACTTGGGCAAGGAATACTCGTTTAACAAAAGAACAAAAAAATTGAAAGTGAAAACTCTTTAATTAATTAATATGGATAACAAAAAAATAATTAATGAAATTAAGAATTTTCTTGATGGTAGCAATAATGATCTAAAATACTTGGTTCATGTTGAAACCGACAGAAAAAATAATAAAGCAACATGTTTTATTGAAGAACCAGACCAAGAACCTAAAACTATCGAGGTTAAGTATACACCATTCTTATATGTAAAGGATTTGAAAGCTCATAATCGTGCATTATATAATGGAGATAATGAGTATGCTAAGAGAATGATGCTAAAATACGGTATCTCAATGAAAAGGATGAAAACTGGTAAGCATCCAAGACTTGAAAATGGTTATCCATATAAAGTTACTAGTAATGAATCTTATGACTCAATAATTCAATACTTCAAAGAAGGTGGTATTGATATCTATGCAGTTGCTCGTGACATACAAGGTAATCCAATAAGAGATAAGAATGATAAATTAGTGTATTTGAATCGTGATCTATTCTTTAACGTTTCACCAGAAGAACAATTCTTTATTTCTACTGGTGCTAGATTATTTAAAGGAATTGAAGAGTATAGTGATTTAAATCGAATGACTTACGATATTGAGACTAGAGGTTTAAGACCTGAGATTGCTAGAATATTTGCCATTGGTATTAAAGATACTAAAGGACTTAACATCGTACTAGAAACAAAAAATCCTGATAGTGATGAGGAAGAACGTAAGTTAATTATTGACTTTTTTAATCTGATTGTTTTGAAGAGACCTGCCGTTATTGTAGGACATAACTCAGAAGAATTTGATTTTGTTTATATACTAAAAAGAGCAGAAATATTAGGTATTGACTTAAAAGAATTACAAACCACACTAAGTCCCACTAAAGTAATTCAAAAGAAAAGAGGTACTGTGAAATTTGGTAACAGTACTGAGAATTACAGAAAAACGATCATGTGGGGTGTGAACATTCTTGATACTTTACATGCAGCTAAGAAAACTGCTGCAGTGAATACCGAAATTAAGAAAACAGGTCTAAAGTATATATGTAAGTTTGAGGGTATTGCTAAACCTAATCGTATGTATATCGATGGTAGTGATGGTGGTATCGGTAAAATGTGGGATGATAATAAACTTCATATCATTAACACTGCTGATAATGCATATAAGATAATACCTGATGAATTCCAAGGGGTTGGTGAGGATTTTCTTTTATTACAACAGAAGAAACAATCACTTACCGATGAAAAGTATAGGGCGTTTAGAAAGCATCTTTTAGATAACAATCCTGAATTTGTTAAATGGCTTAGAACTGAGACACCTAAATTATTGAAAAAAAATAATGAAGGTCAAGTAGTTTTCATTGATGGTAAGAATATTCTACGTCAATACTTATTAGATGACTTATGGGAAACAGAACAAGTTGATAATCTGTACAATCAATCTTCGTTCTTACTTGGTAAATTAGTGCCAACTACATATGGTCGTGTAGCGACTATGGGTAACGCTGCCATATGGAATCTTTTAATGACAACATGGAGCTATGAAAACGATTTGGCAATACCACATGCCGATGAGAGAGAACAGTTCTCAGGAGGGCTTACACGTTGTTATAAGAAGGGGTGGACTAAACGTGTTGCGAAGATTGACTTTGCATCGCTATATCCAATGCTTCAACTATGGCTTGACATCTTCCCAATGTTTGATGTTACAGGTGTAATTAAGAAAATGCTTATGTATATGACTACAACTCGTAACATATATAAGAAGCTTGCTAGTGGTAAACCATTGAAAGATGAAGAGGTTGAGTTATTGAAAGAAATTGATCACGATACATATGAGAAATTTACTTCGGGCATTGAGTTTACTAAAGCAGAACGTGCCATGTATAAAGTTAAGCAGTTACCAATTAAGATTCTAAATAACTCACTATTCGGTGCATTAGGGTCTGCATTCTCATTTAACTGGTCAGATAATATTTGTGCTGCTAGAATTACCTGTAGTGGTCGTTTGTCATTAAGACAAGCAATTAGCTGGTTTAAGGACTTTGGCTTAGAGCCGTTGCTTGCAGTAACAGATGGTGTTAACTTTGGTATACCTGACTCCACAACCATTAGGATCACAGAAGAGGGTGATATTATTTATGATCAACCAGAAGGTACAATTGAAGAAATGTGGACATATGGTGGAGAAGTAGGTCTAGGTGCTATCATTGAAAAATTCAATGACGAACAAATGAAGTCTGACTTCATGAGTGTAGATAATGATGGTGAATTTAAAGCATGTCTTAATTTATCACGTATTAACTATGCATTATTAACCGAAGATGATAAAATTAAATTGACAGGTAATACTATTAAAAGTAAAACTATGTCAGAATATATCGAAGACTTTGTGGATAATGGTATGCGTATGATCTTAGAAGGTCGTGGTGTTGATTTCGTCAACTACTACCATGATTATGCTGAGAAGATTTTTTATAAACAGATACCACTTAAGAAAATTGCTTCTAAGTCTAAGTTTAAAATGACTATCAAAGATTATTTAAATCGTGGTACTGATAAGAATGGTAGACAAAAGGCTAAACAAGCACATATGGAATTGGTTATTGCTGATCGTGAGAAAACAGCTAGAGAAGTCTTTAAAGAAAGATATAATGAAATCATTGACTACAATATTAACTTACTAAAAACCAAAGATAAGTCTAAAGAGGAAGGTGAGATTACTGATAATACTAAAAAGAAAATTGAAGATATTAAATCTAAGGAAGTAGATAATTTTTCTATTGAAGAAGTATTCGATTTAGCTGATGCATTCTTACCACCACCACCTGAATTAGACTCTATGGTTTACTATGTGAATAATGGTACTCGTAAATCTCATGGTGATGTTAAGACTGAGAAAATTAAAGATGAAAATAAAAAGGTAATTGATGAAAAGATTACTATTAATGCAAATTTAATAAAAACTGAAGATTTAGAAGACAATCCTGACTTGATCGGTGACTATAATGTTGACAAATACTTGGATGCATTTAATAAACGTGCTGAGGTACTACTTGATGGTTTTGATGAAGAAATTAGAGAGGATATTTTAGTGTCGATTAAGCGATCTAAAGTTCCTGATGCATCAGGTAAAAAAGTTGAAAAAGTAGAATTAGTTAAAAACGAATTTACATCTAGTGATTTGCAACTTAAAAACTTTAACCATGATAAGTATGAGCCATCTATGTACTTGGAGGAAAAAGAGTTAGAATTTTGGAATAGAACTGGTTATGATCCAAAATACATTTGGGATGGTTTTAGTGAAAATCCTAATGACTTGACACCTCAAATCTATCAATATACTCTTAATTATTTAAGTGATAAGATGGAGAAAGTAGGTAAACCTAGACTAAAATCTATTAATGATGAGATAGTGAAGGATGATTATGTTCTTATTAAAAACTTTAATAATTATTCTATTGGGTATCATAATGGTGATTATATCGAAATCATAAATCCTAATGTTCAAAACATTCCAGAATCTCCCGAAGAGAAAAAGATAAGAATTGAAAGAGAGAAATACGAAGAAGAAATACTTGAAAAGCTAAAAGAAGGTGAGGATGTTACAATTAGTGATGAACTTAGAGAGAAGTTGATGGAAAGAGATATGATAAACGAACTCTTCATGGAATTTAAAAATGAGTATGGGCTTGATCTATCAATATCTAAAAAACAACTCTTTGATACAGAACCTAAAGCTGAGTTAGCATTTAATGATTTCGTTGAAGCTAGAAAACCACAAGAACCTAGTCAAGAATATATGTTTTATGAAAGTGATTAATATGTGAACTTCTCGTATTTATAATAAACTGTAAATATGAGAAAGAAGGATATAAACGAAATCATAGACGGTGACGACAATTTAATAGGCACTGAAACAACACCATCTACTGGTGCTAATAAAGAAACTATGGCAAATAATACTACAGATTATAATGCCAAAGTACATGGTCAGAATTTCAAAAACGATTTTTTAGGGAGATTTGGGTTCTTCGGTTTCGAATCAGAAGAAGATATCAAAGATGTAAAAGAAAAAATAGCCAAGATGATGTATGGTAAGTACCTGCAAAGTCTTGACTATTATCATTCTAATCCTGATAAATTAAAGTCTGATTATGAATTACATCTAAGTGGTGGTAATATTGATTTTTCAGGTAATATGAAAGATGTTGATCATGAATGGGCTGATGCTATAATGAAAGTTGTTAAGCCACATATGAAAGATCAAATCGATGAGGGTCATGTATCCGAAGAAAAAATTCTTGACAAAGACAGAAAAAAAAAGAAAGATGCACTAAAGAAAGAAAAAGATGATGATCATGAGTTGAATTATAAAGCAAAAAGAGTTGCAGATTTAATTGATAAACTACCTGAAAAAGATAAAAAGAAGATTAAAGCAATACTTGAGCAATAATGAATTCTGAACTTTACGATAATGAATACCAAATACCAGATCAGATTCTTAATGCAATAAGAATGAAACTTTACAGCTCTTCGGATGCTGAGGGGATTAAACGTGCTAAGAATTTAATCAAATCAGGTAAATGCACATATCAGAATCTTAAGAGATTAAAGAACTTCTTTGATAATTTCAATCCAAGTACCGAATCTATTGAACAATTTGAACTTGCTGGTGGTGCACAAATGCGTAATTTTGTTAATACTACTTTACAAAGAGAGCGTAATAAAGTTGAACATGGTCAGAAAGTTAGACAAGATATTGATGTTGATCTAAATGATCCAGATGTAAAAGCACAAGATGGCACTGTCAATCTTAGAGAGCAAGAGGAAGAACCTAAATATAAGAATGCATTAGCTATCATATTCAATGTAGATAATGAGATACTTATCTTGAAGAGATCACCATATGAAGAACAATGGATGCCAAATAAGTTTGGCTTAGTCGGTGGTGGTATCGAAGAAGGAGAGACTGCCGAAGAAGCAATGAGAAGAGAAGTCATAGAAGAGACTGGTCTTCAGTTAGATATAGTTCTAGATAAGGGTTGTGTACAAACAAATCCTGATAGTAAAGAATATTTATTTCTTACATTATATACAGGTAATAATGATGATGTGAAGTTAAATAAGGAACATACTGATTATGTGTGGAGTAATTTTCATTCATTAAAACATCATGATTGTGTACCTAATCTGGAAGAATATGTGAAGCTTGCTGTAGAAAAGTATGATTGAAAGTATTTATATTTATAAATCATATTAATTAAAATACAACAAAATGAGTAGATTATTAGAAAATTCAGACGAATACAGACAGAGAAATAAAGCTAGAAATACCTTTACTTCTGAAGATGATTATAACACAGGACATCCAAATGCTCTAAGTGATGGAGATGAAAGAGGTAGAGGTCAACAACAAAATCAAGTTGGAACAGCCACCGACATTAGAAAGCGTGAAGAATTAGCAACCAAAAGCATGTTCAATAAAAACAATCCGTACAACATCAACAATGCTTAAAGAAAATAAATTAATACGTGATAAGATCAAAGATTTTAGATTGCTAACAGAATCAATAAGCAGAGATGTTATTATTGATGCTGTGAACAATAGACATGTGTTAAAAATTTATTATGCTGGTGATGAAACAATCAATAGAGGTTGGAGAACTATAGAACCTTATGCTGTAGGTGCTCATAAAGATAGTGATAACATAGTAATAAGAGCATGGCAACAAGCAGGTGCTACTGATAGTGGTAGAGCACCGAATAAAAAAAATGAAGGACTACCGGGTTGGAGATTATTTAGACTTGATGGAATAACTTCTGCATATGATTTTCCTAACAAGAAATTTGCAAAAAATGGTGTTAGAGATGGCTACAGAAAAGACGGTGAGGATAAATACATGAAAAGTGTTATTGCTGCAGTTGTAGCTGGCAGTGATAATATGGCTGTCGATCTACAAGGTATTAGTTCATATACCGAACCTGATGTTATAAAAACTAAACTATCTAAGTTTGATCCACAAGGTGAGAAATTTAAAAACTTTTATGATGCTTCTGAAAACCAAGAAGAAGTTATTAAGAGAAGAGTCAATGATTTTTACACTATGATTAGGCAGAATAATAAAACTCCATCAAATTATTTGGTTACAAATAAAAATGGTAAATTTTGGTATACTAAAAAAACAAACAAAAATAAATTTCAACCTGACGAAATAGTTGGCGACCTTAATATTTTATTCCGTAAATATTTTGAACCTAATCAATTTAAAGTCAATCAACAATTTATCGATAAAACAAGAAAAGGGTATGAAGATAAGATGAAAAAATCAACTAAAGTATAATTTTTTTAGTTTTTTCAGTATTTATAAAAAATAATAAAATTTTATAAGAAATTTGAGATGGATTTTCAAGGAATAAAAAATAGAGTCGAAGAAGAAAGAAAAAGAAGAGCTACCGAAGGTGAGCAACGTGGTGATATAATGACAATGCCACAAGGCAATGCACCTAAAGATAGTTTACTACACGAGCTTCAATTATCATTACAAACAGGTAAAGCAACACCAATGGTTGAAAATATGAAGCAAGTCGATAGAGTTGCTAATAGTAAATCAGGTGCATCTGGTAGACCAGCACAAGGTGGAAATGGTGGGGGTGGATTAGGTGATGTACTATCACAACATATCGGTGCACCTCCTAAACAACAACAAGGATATGATCAACAGCAACCGCCTAGACAGCAGATTAATGAACAACAACATAATCCTCGTGATGATCAGTTTGATAGACAATTTCAACAGAGACCATCATCCCAAGCTTCATTAAGTGAACAATTAAGTCAAATGGGTGGTAGTGGACAAATGAATCCTCAGCAACAAATGATGGAAGCATATCAGAAGATGCAAGGTACACAACAACCAATGAACAATCAGCAACCACAACAGCAACCACAATACAATGGTGGTAATATTAATGAGCAAGTGAGTCAAGCATTAAATAATGTTGATTTTTCATCGTTATTACAAGAATCATTGAAGAGTACTATCATGGAAATGTATTCTATGGAAAAGGTTCAAAAGTCTCTTATTGAGAATAAAGATGTAATTAAAAAGATTGTAAAAGAAACATTAATCGAACTTTCTCAAGCAAAAAAGAAAACTACTGGTTAATAAAGTATTTATAGAAAAGTAGATGCTCATAGTTCTACTATGGGCTTTTTTTATGTCAAAAAAATATGGGTATTATAAGAAGAGAAATATGGACACTTGATGAGGATTTCGAATTACAAGAAGATTATCCTACATCTTGGGATAAAGAGGAATTCAAAAAACAAACAAGCTTTGCTGCTAGAAAAAAATATGCTGATCAGCATTTACAAAAATTAGGTTCTGGTTCTGCAAGACATGTATATGCTATTGATGATGAAAAAGCATTGAAATTAGCTGCTAATAGAAAAGGCTTAGATCAAAATGCTGATGAACATAAAATATCAACTATTGGGTGGCATGATGATGTAGTTGCCAGAGTATTTGATTCACATCCAGATGATTTATGGATTGAAAGTGAGCTTGCTCGTAAAATAAAACCAACTAGATTTAGGGAATTAACAGGCTTCAATATTCAAGATGTGGGTGCTTTTTTGAATCAGTATAATGATGAAAGAAATGGTAGAAGAGTTAGCTATGGTAAATTAAGTGACAATCTTTATCAGGAAATGGTTAATAATGAATTTATCATGGACATATTATCAATTGTGGATAATTGGGATATGCAGACAGGAGACTGGGGTAGGATTTATTCATATGGTGAAGTGAAAAGAAACGGAAAACCACAAGTTGTTTTAATCGACTATGATTTAACTCAAGACACATATAAGACACACTACGATAAATCTCAGAATCGTCCTGTTTATGAAAATACATTAAAAAGGGAAGGTATTAGTAAAAATTTAATTAATAGGATTAATGAGATGATGAAACCTATTGTTGATCAAGGTGATCTGGAAAAGTTATCAACTGATAATACTCAAGTCTATGACGGTGGATATGGTGGATTTGCATTACAACCAGATAGTGTATCACAAGGTGGATTAAATAGTGATATTGATGAAAATCTAGATAAATTCTCTAATGTCAATACTAAAGCAATTCAAAGTGCAATCAATAGCATTAAAACATTTGATCCAAGTAAAATATCTGATTTATATAAAAAATCGGATTTGATAAATATCTATAATAGTTATATGATTGCTGCCCGTAATACAGAAGAGGTATTATCAGCTTCAAGTAATGAGGTAAATTTCTATGATAAATTAATGTTAATTCAAGATTTTCTAAAAAGATTAAATATTGTTAATGAAAATTTAGAATATAATCATGTCAACGATGCATCACCTGAAAGTGATAAGTATCAATTAGCAGAACATGAGGAAGTTATTAATGATAAGTTCAAAGAAGAAACGATTCATGATATAGCTAAGAATGCAAGTGAAAGACTTGGGTATCATGGTGAACTATCATATATGGGTAAAGGTGATAATGGATATGCATATGATCTAGGTGATGGTAAAGTCTTAAAAATTACTGGAAGTGAAACAGAAGCTGCAGAAAGTTTAAGATTGAAAGGTAAAGATAATCAACATCTAGCAAAAATATTTAATGTATATCAAATTAATAAAGAACATATTCAACTATATATAGTATTACAAGAAAAGATTGACACCAGTAGACAAGGTGAGATGGGTCAATATAGTAAAGAGTTAAATTCATCATTTTCTAAAAATATTAATAAACCACTTGGAAAACTATTAATGGCATACTATACTGATCCAAATTTATATAATATGGTATATGCAGATAAGATTGAAAAAAGTCTTGAATTAAATAATGTTTCTGAAAATGCTAAAAATTTCTACTATGGATTGATTGGTATAATGGATGAAGTTAAAGCTGCAAAATTAGATACCATCAATTTTTTCCTTCCAAGTAACTTAGGATATAAAAATGGTAATTTAGTTTTCTTTGATTTTGGAGGTAGATACGATAAATCAATCGGTAAGAAAAAACCTAAGCAAATGAAAATGGGTGAAGGTGGTGATTCTCTTTATATGACACAAAATGGAACTAGAGATGAAGATTTTGAAGAGGATATGGGTGAGATGAATGAACGTATCACTAGTTATATGCCAAAGTCTAAGAAAGTAAGTGTTAAGAAGAAATGTGTTATTGGTGGTAATGGAGATGGAACTTCAACTGCATGTAATAAAGGTGATATTAACAACTTTGACATTGAAGAAATTAATGATGACAATACTGACAGAAGAAAAGACAATTTTATTAATGTAGCTGAGGATGATGAAACAAATCGATATTATTTTGAAACCATGATTAGTGAAGAAATAAAACGTAACATAGCTGAGGATTATGTAAACGATAATCACACTAGAAATATCATACATAGTTATATTAATATTGTGTTGGACAAATATCTATACCCAAACTTGGATAATATTATTGCTAGAAATACTAAATCTACTGGTATTGATGAAATAAACCTCACTCCTTTAGAAATTAAAGATGAACTACCTAATGATTTAAAAGATGTTGAAACGGCATTAGTTAAAATAATACATAATACGGAGGCTTTGTATAGACCTGAAGAAAATACTATTTATCTAGGGTTTCTACCTGTAGAAATACCAAGTGAATTTAAGAATGATAGAAATGCAGTTGGTGATTATGTTAAGCAAATACTTACAAAATATCGTGATAAAATTAAAAGAACTTTAGTTCATGAATTAACACATGCATTTGATCAAAAGAGAGGTTATTTAACTACCCCAAACTATACTATTTCTGATGATGTATATGATAAAGTATATTATAATAATAGTGCAGAGACAAATGCACATTTTTATGAGTTACTAGAACATTTATTGGATTTAGATAAAGTAGCTAATTTTAATGAATTCATTAATAGACTTGTTGGAAGATCAGAAACTAGGTTTGCAATCTACTATAGAGGATTAGAACCTAAGAAGAAAAGAAGAATGATTGGTAGATTATATAAATTCTATAGTGGATATATAGAAAACAAGTAATTTGCAACATTTCATTATATTTTTCGTATAAAATATAATGAGTCAAACTACAAACATAATGTCATTACAAGACCTTCCAATTAAGGAAGAAGTTCACCAACTAGGTGGTAAAATCTACTCTGTTGGTGGTGCTGTACGTGATGAGTGGTTAAATAAACAATCCAAAGATTTGGATATACTAATCACTGGTATACCTATGAATAAGCTAGAGCAGCTACTTTCCAAATACGGAAAGGTAGATGCAGTTGGTAAATCATTTGGTGTGCTTAAGTTTGTACCTAAAGGATCGACTCAAGATATCGATGTTGCTATACCAAGAAAAGAACGTGCCACAGGTGAAGGTGGTCACAAAGGTTTTGAAGTCGATGCTGACCACAATATACAATTAGAAGAAGATTTATATAGAAGGGACTTTACATTTAATGCAATGGCAAAAGACATGGATGGTAACTTAATCGATCCGTTCGGTGGTAGAATGGATATTACTAAGAGAACAGTTAGAGAAGTTAATCCTGATACATTTACTGATGATCCATTACGTATGTTAAGAGCAGTACAGTTCGCAGCTAGATTTGATATGGATATCCATGAATTTACTAAGGAGAGCATAAGAGTGAATGCTTATAGAATTAATGAGATTGCTGGTGAGAGAATTCTTGAGGAACTCCGTAAGGTTGTTGACAAGGGTGGTAACAAAGTAAAAGCTATTCACTTGTTAATATCAACTGATTTATACAAAGAGATAGCAGGTGTTGATATCACTGAAGAACAGATAAGTTGGTTTGAAAAAAGTATATGGAGTGATGTTGAAACATTAGGTGAATTTCTTTATATGTTATTCCAACCATTACTAACAGTAGAATTTATTTATGAAATCAGTGAAAAACTTAAACTGGATAATAATACTGAAAATGAGTTGAGAGCATTGGCACATGCTGATGCATTTAAGGATTTTGGATTTACCGATGCAGGTAAAAGAGATGTTTTATCTAGAGTTTACAGTGTATATCCTAAAGCCCTAAAAAGCGGTGTGCTACCACTACAGTATTTTCACTGTGTCAATGAATTTGAAAGAGGTCTTTACCCTAAATCAATTAAAGACTTAGCCATTAATGGTAATGATTTGATGGGGATAGGATTGAAAGGTATTGAGATTGGTAAAGCATTGAAAAAGGCATTGATTGAAATTTATTCTGACAAAGTTAGTAATAGTAAAAAAGATTTATTAAATTTAATCGCAAAAGAAGATAATGGGTAAAATTTTATACACAGCAGTAGTATTGACGAATCAATCACATGTTAAATTGATGATGACTTTAGGTGATCTCATTCCTGATGATTGGAAGAAATTCGCACATCATATGACAGTGGTATTTGGTCAGGGTCTTCCCGAAAACTTGGAAAAGTATAATGGTATGAACGTGAAGCTTACTGCAACTAAATTAGGTATTTCTGACAAAGCAATTGCAGTTAAAGTTGAGGGATTTTATAGTAATAATGATATCCCTCACATTACCGTTGCTGTGAATACACAAGCAGGTGGTAGACCATTTGATTCGAATAAGATTACTGATTGGAAACCACTAAGTGAAGTGACTAATGTTAGTAGTATTGAATTTGATGGAGTGGTGACGGAAGTTAAAGCGAATTAATGAAAAAAAGAAAAGAAGACTACGAAAAAGGTGTTAGACTAGAGGATAAATTTGAGACCATACTTCAAGAAGAGTATGGTCTTGATACCTCAAGAAGTACCAGAGATCAAGATAGACTAGAGGGTTGGGATATCTATGTTGGTGAATACATGCATGAAGATGCTAATGTAAACATAGTGAATTTACTTGGTAGTAGAATTGATGTTAAAGGTATTAAAGGTGATGGATATACATGGCTTGAGTTATTAGCATATAGTTCTCAAATAGGTGATAGAAAACTAGGATGGTTATTAAGAGGGAAAGCAGATTATATTGCTTTTGAAAGAGCTAATGATTTTCTAGTGATAAAGAAATCCAACCTAAAGGATTTCGTCTATAATAAGATTCCTCTACTACAAGAGCTAGAAGATAAAACAGCTAATCTAGATGCATCTTTAGAAAATAAAGAAAGATGGTTTTGCATTGATATATGTGCAGCGTGGGGTTTATTTGACATGATTGATGATCGGCATAGAAAAGATGAAGCTTTATATGAAATATTATATACTCGCTGGCAATATGATCACATGCCTGATTTATTGTTTAAGATAAAGAATAGTGATCTAGTTAATATGTCCGATTTCATAATTAAAAAAAGATAATGGCAGAATTCAAAGAATCTAAAGTGGCAGGTGATGTTATTGAACATGAAATACTAGCTCAAATTCATCAGCAATATCCCGAAGCATTTACAACTGAAAAAGAAGGTAAATTTTCAGACTATGACATCTATATCCCTGAACTCAAAGAAGGAATTGAAGTGAAGGGTGATTACAAATCAGCAGAAACTGGCAACTTAGTTATTGAGGTTGAAATGAACGGCAGACCTTCTGCCCTATCAGTAACCAAGGCTAAATATTGGGTGTTTGTAGAAGGATATCGCAAAATCTGGATCAGACCTATCGATATCTATAGGTTTCTAGAACCTAAAATTTATTACGGAAGAACCACGTTCACAGGCGATGGAGATAGCAAATCAAAATGGGCATATTTAGTGAATCATAAGGAATTTGTTGAGTATGTTTATAAATTAGAGAATGGTAAGGTTGAAATGATTAAAAAAGATTCACCTATCTACTTCGACAATTATTCTAAAAGGTTCAATCTAATGAACGGCAACAACAAAACACAAGATATATAATAATAGAGTTATTAATGGGAATTGGATTATCTGTGGCAGCAATAATATTAGTAATTGGATTAGTTAGAGTATTATTAGCTCCGTATACGGGTTTCATTAACTTCATAATGGAAATATTACTAATTGATCTATTAATTGGCATTGTCTATCTTAGTAAAAAATATAAGAAAAGACATAACCAATTTACCAGAACTAAAAGTAGTGATACTAGAGTTTTTGTAGAAGAATATGTAAAATTATATTAGTAGAATCAAAATAAAATATCATAGTATTTATATGTACTATGATTGATATGAGATACAAACCATCTTGGCTTCCCCAAATGTCAGCACCTTTTGGTGTTGTGACAGATATGTTAGAAAAGGAAGGTATTGGATTAAAACTAGTAAAAGTTAATCCGAAGAAGTTAAAACCTAGTCAAGGTATTATATTTGCTGAAAAAGTATCAGAAATGAATCCTAAAGCACTTAAGCCGATTTGGATATCAGAGGATGGTTATGTCTTAGATGGTCATCATAGGTACGGTTCTGCACTCTCACATGAGCTTCCAACCTTAAAAGCTATTCAAATTCAATTACCAGCAAAAGATGCTGCACGATTATTGAATAAGATACAAGATATTTATGATTATGAGTCACAAAGAAAAATGGAAGAGGTAGTTGCACAAGATCAAATCAATGCAATGCAAGAACCTGATTTCTTAGAAGAACTACAAAAAGATATCGCTGAGACTAAAGCAGCAAAACATAAGAAAAAGAAAATGAAAGGTTACCGACAAAGTGAGTTAAAAGAAAACTCTAAAGTTGGAAATTTCTTTTCACCTAAAAAGATCGATGGGTATAAGGAATATGAAATGGAATTTAATAACATTTTAGATACCGATGATATCGGTGTTATTTTACATCCTGATTCTTCACCTGCTAATTCTTTAGCGAAAAGCTGGTTTCCGAATATCGAATTTGATAAGGTTGCAAAAAAATATAACGTTAGACCTGACAGTATAATGAATCGTGCTGTTAGTGAGAAAGCCAGAAAATTAGGGTACGATGGTATCAAGTATGGTGATGTATTAATACAAGGATTTTAATTATGGGATACTACAAAGTAAAAAATATTACGAAGAGTCTTGCAAAGAGAGACATGCAGAAAGATAAAGATTTAACTGTTACATTGAATGATGGTTTATTTCCTAGTGATCAAGTTATTGAAAGTGGTGGTGAGTTTTTAATTCATTGTACAAAATTACCTACTGAACTACAAAAGCTTAGAGTAAAGGGATTAGTCACAATAGTTGAAGTAGGTAAAAATGAATTTCTATCGAAACTTAAAGAGTCTCAAAAACCTAAAAAACCTACTGAAAAAAAAGAAACAAAAGCTACTACAACTAAGAAGCCTACGACAACATCAAGTAATGATGATGACAGTAGCTCTTCAAAAAGTAGCTCGTCAAAATCAACAAGCAGTAGTAAAAAGAAAAGTAGCTCAAATACAACTGAAATAATTTCTGAGCATTTAAAAGATTAAAATATTTTTATAATTTTTTATAAAAAAAAGGATTTTTTAGGAATCACGAGTATTTATAAAAAATTATAAAATATGACTGATAAAATAAAAGTACTATTCTTTAATCGAGACGTTGCAGGTGTGAACTATTTCCGTACATCAACACCAGCACAACAATTAGAAAGAGATCATTCTGATAAATTTAGGGTTGAGATTAACCCAGACTTGGATTTGACTAAGCCAGAGACCATTGAGTATCTTAAGTCATTTCATATTATACATTACCATAGACAACTTGCAGGGGATACTAATCAAGAAATTCAACTTGCTAATGTATTAAGAGAAGCTGGTGTTACATTGGTATGTGACATTGATGATTATTGGGAATTAGATAAGACACACCCATTCTATATTCTATCTAGAGATCAAAAAATGAATGAGCGTATAATTGATAGTTTAAAAATTGCTGATTTTATTACAACAACAACTGATTTATATGCATCTGAAATTAGAAAAATCACTGGAAAAGACAATGTGATTGTTTTACCTAATTCGGTTGATCCTACGTGGATGAAGCAATTCCAAGACAATAGAAAGCCCGATCCTAATGGTAAAGTAAGAATCACTTACATGGCAGGATCATCTCACTTAAACGATCTACAGCAGCTTCAAGGTGTTGTGAACAGATTGAGAGCAGATAAAGAAACCAAAGACAAATTTAAAATTATATTAGCAGGTTGGGATACTCAAGGTACTACTACTGATGTTAAGTTTAATGAAGATTTCGGTAAGGAGTTACAAAAACGAGGTCTTTGGGATAGAAAAACAATCAAATCTATTAACTCTAGTAATGGTAATGTTGATTTAATCGAAGGAATTCCTGACGATCTAAAAGAGATGTATCGTGACAATATTTTTATTCGTAATCGTAGAGATATTAAATCTGAAGAATCAGTATATTTAGCTTACGAAAAAATACTTACAGATAATTACGGTATTATTGAAAGTTCAGAATATATTAAGTGGTTAGGTAAGTATGAAAGAGATACATACGGTGATGAGGTTAATTTCGGTAGACGTTGGACTAAAAAAGCTAATCTATATGCTAAAGTATTAGATGAAACTGATATTTCAATAGCACCACTTGCAGATAATAAATTCAATAAAATGAAATCTAATTTGAAGCAGGTTGAATGTTGGTCAAGAAAGATTCCTATTGTTACTACGGATATACCACCATATAATGTTGATGGTGTCCATGAGCATAATTGCATATTAATACCAAATAAGAAAAATTCGGATAAATACTGGTTTAAGTATTTGAAGAAATTAATCGTTGATGAAGATTACCGTAAGAAAATAGGCGAAAATCTTCACGATGATTTTAAAGAGAAGTATAACTTAAAACATGTTACTGCCAAAAGAGCTGAATTTTATGAGTCAGTAGTGCACGAAGCATATGAAATAAAAGTCCAATAATATGAATAATTCAATATTTTTAGATAAAAATAAATTAAATGACAAGTCAGAGAGAAGTAAACTAAGTTTATTTTTCTTTGGCTATAAGCCAACAACTCAAGAAAAAAAATTACATAGAATTAAATTTTTATCTATGTATAATAGTGGTGAGAAATATGAAGAATTGTTGGGGATACCAAACTTATACGATAGAGTAAAAAATAAGGTAAAAGTTTTTCTATCTTCTTCAAAATATTTTTTGAGAAATAATAAAGTAAAAGTTTTTCTATTAGGTTACAGACCTACAAAGCAAGAAGAGGGTGTAAATAAATATAATCACCTAGTTAATTATCTTAGTCAAAGTGAAACACCATATGTGTCGCTTGAAAAACCCAGTATTTTAATTCGGATGAAGAATTCACTTATTGATGGTTAC